AGTCGCTAACGATTCTGGTGTGCTAGATGTTGGCCTCAATAGCGTTGACTATGGTTTGATTGAAGTTGGTAGTACCCCAAGTATTCCGATAAATCAGCGGTTATTTACGACAAGTTCGCCTACCTTTGCCAGCGCCACCATCCCAACATTGTTGGGTGCTGTATCGGCTCCTAGCGGTATTATTGGCAACCTTACCGGCACAGCATCAGCAACCAGTCAAACTAACTTTGCAGCATTGACACTTGCTGGCAGTCAAGTGTGGGCAAATAGCAATAACCCAGCTTCGTTAGGTGCGCCAGGTTATGCCAATTTAGCTAATGGTTTGCAAATTCGATGGGGCAGCGCAACATTCAATACCACAGCAGCAACCACATCATTCGCTTTAGCGTTTTCTAATGCTTGTCAATCGGTTACAGTTGCAACTCAATCGGCTGGCACTCCTACAGATGCAAAGGTTTTAAGCGCGAATAATTTTACAGCTTCTAGCTTTGATGCTGGTTTAACCCGGGTAACAGCCGGCGGCGCTGGCACTCAAACCGGCTATTACATCGCTATAGGATACTAACCATGTCAACATATTACTATGCACCGTCAACTCAAGGCTTTTATCTTGACGGGTTGAATCAGCATATCCCAAATGATGCAATTGTCATTACTGAACAGAAATGGATTGATTTAGTATCCGGCTTGGCGGCTGGTAAGGAAATCTTTGTTGTTGATGGCGTGCCGGAACTGATTGATCCACCCGCACCAACACCAAGCGAGATTGTATCGGCTCAGGAATCAGTCGTACGCGCTTATATTAACGCTGGCGCTGCTCAACGGCATTATGACAGCATAACCACAGTGTGCAGCTATTCAACTAGCACAAATGCAGTGTTTAAGGCTGATGCTGATGCGTGCATCCCTTGGCGGGATGCGTGTTGGGAGCATTATCTGATTTACGTCCAAACTGTCGCCGCAGGCGCTCCCGTGTGGACTGATGCAGAACTGATTGCGGATCTACCTGTTCTGGTGTGGCCCAATGTCTAAATTCGGCGTTGCGTTTTCTGAACCGTCTACCTGGCGCGGCATCGTGTGGCTTTTGACAGCCGCTGGTGTGGCGCTTGATGAACAACAATCACACGCCATTGAGATTGCTGGCGCTGGAATTGCTGGCTTAATTTCAGTCTTTTGGAAGGACAAATGAAAACCAATGAGGCAGGATTGGCGTTAATCCGTCAGTTTGAAGGTTGTCGGCTCAAAGCGTACAAGTGTCCGGCTGGCGTGTGGACTATCGGTTACGGATGGACGCATGGCGTTAAACCAACGGATCAATGGACGCAGGCCCAGGCCGAGGAGATGCTGGTAAAAGGATTGGATCAATACGAGAACGCGGTGCAATCAGCAATTGGCGCACATTCAACCACGATCAACCAATTTTCAGCACTTGTAAGCATTTGCTATAACATCGGCGCGGGAAACTTTGTAAAATCATCTATGTTGCGTCACCACAAAGCCGGTGATTATCAAAAGGCCGCTGATGCGTTTTTATTGTGGAATAAGGCTAGCGGCAAAGTATTGAATGGCTTAATCAAACGGCGACAAGCCGAACGTGCGTTATATCTGGAGGATTAGCTAGTGTCCGATGACAACCTTAAGATTATAGACACTAGCGAATCACTGACCAAAGAGGAATTGCAAGAACTTAAGAAACTGGCGGCTTTGTCAAAATCCGCCAGAGTGTTTATGAGTTTAGTGTTTGCAATTGTTGTGTTTGTGGGTTTCGATAAGTTGTTTGAATGGTTTAAGAATTCTCACGGCGTGGGATAATGCCGTGATGTTTCTCAGCAAAGCAAATCCCAGCCAGAAAACTAAGCAAGTGTACTCCGTCATCGTTGTCCCGTAGTTCAATGAATCCTTTCAATCGCTCGTTGCTGGTCAGCGGCTTTCTTTTTGGTTCGGGTTTGGGTGGGTGAAGGTAGAGAGGCTCCATGTCTTCATACAGCTTGTCCCAACTAAGCAAATTCCTTTCTTTGTTTACCCATCCAATGGGATCAATTTTTGAATCTGATAGGCGCTTTTTAATCCAGTCATGGAAAACAGAATTAGGGCTTATAGGTACTCCTGCCTCCAACGCTTCAAACATTTTTACTAATAAATCATCTGCTACAGGCTTCGCTTCTGGCGCGGCGGCGAGGAAAGCGCGGATTTCTTCATACAGTTGCATGCCTATGATGTAGTTTCGATCTATGTAATCAAGCGCCCGCCTCAGCAGTTCGGTTGCGTTACTCATTCTCTTCCCCTCAATAATTCCCCGCGTTGCTTTGACCTAATCAACGCTACATACAAAACGTCAGCAAGACACTCCACGTTATCCACAAGTTCTGCTGATACGCTCGTGTTGTCTTGTGTGTGGTACGTTTTGGTCATAGGGTTGTAACTAACCCATTGATTATTTGTTTGTTTTTGTTTGCTCATCCTTCCTCCAACGCTTTAAGCGCAATTATGACTTTAATGACGGATTCCCATCCCATGCTTTCACCGCCTTTAATTAGGTCTCCCAACGCCTCAACCAGCCCCGCCACTAAGTCTGCTCTTATGTAGGCAACGTCATCATCCATAACTGGCTTGATAAAAACGTCAGGCTCATCAACCCAAATCTTCTTCGGTGCTTTGTTCATTTCATTTGTCTCCCAATTTCAGCGGCGGCTCTGACTATGGCTCTACGGGTTGCGGCGTAAGGGTCAGTGCCCCGAAGTTCTTCAAATGGATACCATAGGTCGTCGCTGACATCCCAATACATTCCCGCATTCACAACTGGCGGGTCAGGCTCTCTGTAAGCTGGAAAAGAGATGTCTATCCACAGCTTAACGGCAAGCCTCATCGCGTCACCATCGTTGGCTAGGGGGTTCCAGTCATAGCCGCCGTCATAAGGGCCGACCCAATACGAACGGTCGTTTAACCAATGTCCGTCAACAATTCCCGCAGCTTTAGCCGCTAGGTCTGTCAGTTCTCTATCGTTCATTTCTACCTACCTCATTAAAAGTGCCAGCGCTAACGCGGCTGGCTATGCGATCTTACCTGCGGCGTTTGATATTCAGATGTGGCGTGTTGTAGCCGAAGCCGTCGCCGTCGCCGGAACCGTAACAGTAGCCGGAGCCGTAGTTGTAGCCGGAACCGGAGCCGTAGCCGTAGCCGTAGCCGGAACCGTAGCCGAAGCGGTAGCCGGAGCCGACTCCGTCGTTGTATCCGTATCCGTCGCCATTACCAATAGGCTTAAACATCATAGGCCCCAGTCATCGGCCACAGGAACGCAGAAGATTTCGGAACCTTCGGGAATATCTACACCCGTCGGCATTGGCTTGATGGTCACCTTATCTGACTTGGGGTTTGCGATAACCCCATCAAACCCAATCGACTCCCACCGCAACAGCCACACCGCATTGGTCAGGTATATACGCCCATCCCTGCGCTCAACATCCCCAGCAAATATCCATCCGCGATCGACCACTACTACAGCTCTGTTTCCAGTGCTTTGGGTTACTGGGACGTACTCAACACCATTTATTGTTACATTTTCCATTTGTTTCTCTCGTTGTGGTTAAGGTTAAGGTGCCAGCACTAACGCGGCTGGCATGCGATACCTTTTGAATCCTTTCCCCAATCCACCGCATGACAGGAACCGCCATGCTATTGCCCAACGCCTTGTATCTCAATCCATCAGGCGATACGTCCTGACCTTTCCAAGGAATGTTGGTGTAGTTGTCTGGAAATCCCTGAAGCCGTTCGCACTCAATCGGAGTTAGGCGGCGAACAGATTCTTTGTTGAGAATGATGTTTTCCCCGCCGTTATTACGTCCTTGAGCAAAAGCAATATCAGATACGCATGGGTCTTGGGTGCCGTGAACGACAAGATCACTTGCTGATTTATAATCCCTTGCGGAAAGTGTAGAAGCTACAGGTTGTGTTCCGTATTCCCCGCTGCTTTGGCGGTCAAAGCATTGTGTAGACATTCCGGCAATTTCTTGCCCCTTTTTTCTGTTCGGCGCAGTATTCCGGCACAGGCTTTGGCGCTCAAAAAGTACCGCTGCGGCAGGTCGCCAGTCTCCAATATGTCCGACAACAAACACACGGCGGCGTCTTTGGGCCACTCCGAAGTACTGAGCGTCCAGAACTCTGTAGGCAAACCCATACCCGAATTCTGCCACCGCCCCAAGGAAGGAGCCAAAATCCCGTCCTCCGTTTGAGGACAAGACTCCAGGGACATTTTCCCAGACGAACCAGGTGGGTCGAAAGTGGTCAAGAATTCCGCAATAGACAAGGGCCAAGTTACCGCGTGGGTCGTCCAATCCTTTTCTGAGTCCTGCAACTGAGAAGGACTGGCATGGGGTTCCTCCAACAAGTATGTCTGATCGTTCAATGTTCCACTCCTTATAATTAGTCATATCACCAAAATTAGTGACGTTTGGATAATGATGCGCCAAAACCGCTGATGGAAATGGCTCAATTTCTGAGAATCCGATTGGGGCAAAACCCAACTGATGCCAAGCTACCGTAGCGGCTTCAATGCCGCTGCAAACGCTCAAGTATTTCATCTTTATATCTAAATTAGTTGCCAGCACTAACGCGGCTGGCTTGGAAATGGGTGCCGCCCCAGTGTTCGAAGCTCCCGTTAAAAAGGGTAAGGGCGGCATTGAAAACTTAGGCCATCAGTGCTTTCCAACTGACAGGAAATAGCTCTGCCATGTGTTTAGCGATTTCTTCTGCTACATCACGAGTTTCTTTCTGAGCATGTGGGTCTAACCGCAATTTGCAAACCCTAGTAAAAAACACAAGGCTCCCAGTCCAAATCCATGTTGTTTCTGAACATACAGGTATCACTACCCTGGCTTGCTCAGGACACACGCCCTTCAAAAGCAGGTCATCATACAAAGTCAGGCAAGCGTCCAGCGTTTTGTTGATCTGTGCTTGCATAGCAGAGTCCATCAAAACTAGGTCATCACTTGACCCTTGCTTGACGTTTGCAGCCGCTTTACGCCATGTTGACGGCACATCTAGCACTGGCGAATTAGATACATACCGGCGGCTAACCTCATTCACAACCCCACCCACCTGATGCTTTGCAAGCTGACGGGCGACGTATATTGGCATTGTGATACGGAATTTAATGGCTGTGTGGGCAAACGGCGACCAATGTTTATGTCTTGCTAAATACTCTATCAGAATTTCATCCTTGTCATGCAATTTGGAATCATGCTCCCAGTCATTCTCCCACTGCCAACTAGACTGCTTATCGAAAGAAACCCGTGCCGCGTTCACCACAGCTAGATCATCGCCCATGAAATCTAGTAATTCAACTCGCATGCTTATCAGCCTCCGTAAGCGCCTGAGACACCGCGTAACGCATGACAAAATGCCATGCTTTGGTTGGCACGGAACATTGATTTTCTTCCCACAATCGCCGGTAAGAAGGGTACTTGAT